GTTGTCTCACCGAAGAACCATAGTTCTCTGTGAACCGCTGCAACCGCTATTGTGTAATCCGGCGCACCCTCTGCGTTTGCAAAGTTCAGGGCATCCCAGGCCGTGAAGTCCAACAGGTCAGAGATTGCAAAGCGCCCGCTATTGGGGCGTACTGCGACTAGGTAGCCATCCAGATAGGCCATATGAACGGCACCAAGGTAGTCAGGGTCCGCAACAGCCGTCAATGTCGCCCCGTCCCATACATAGAGATCATTGGCACTGGAGCCGCTTAGAACCGCTAACTGTGTCGGATTACCGACCATGATCACCGGGTCAGTCCCCGCGTTCACGCCGCCTTCATTGGTCGCTGTGCCGGTGCTGTCGATGGTATAGAACCTATCACCCACAACGGCGCATAGCGTCCCTTGAAACATCGCCATACCGCGAACCGGGTCGGTGCTAATGTCCGAGAATTCGGTTAATCCAGGCGTGCCGATCAACATGCCTTTCATCTTCGCGTCATCGGGTGCCGCCTCAAAATAGAGGTTCAGGCACCTTTGCGCTGACAGATGCTTTGCGGGCGTCTGATAGCTGTGGATTGCAAAGGGTATTCTCATTTAGAAAGGACCGTCCGAACCGCCGCCGAAGCCTGTGCCGCCGCTGTTTGCATCGCCTGCACTTGGGTCGCCTACGCTTGCACCGTCGCCGCCATCGCCGCCGAAGCCGCCTAGACCGGCGTCTATTTCCGCGTCTATTTCGTCACTTATATCCGAGAATGACGGGGCATCGAGGCCAGCCGGGTCAGGTGCTGAATGTGTCGGGCCGCTTAATGCGCCGCCTATCACGCCGCCGATAACTGTGCCGCCGATCATCCCAATGGGTCCGAGGGCAAGACCGCCCAGAGTACCACCAGCTTTTGCGCCTGAACCACTCCAGGACATATCGCTGAAATCTCCGATAGTACCAGCTACGCCGGGGTCAACAGAATTGCCGCCGTCATTGCCAAAACCGCCGCCTGCGCCGCCGTCGCCTACGTTGTTGTTGGCGAAGCGATCATCCCCTATAGCGCCCACAGTAGGCGATGGGGTCATAACATGATCATTCTGAGGGGCAAACGTGCCAGCCTGAACTTGGGGCCGCAAGGAGGGCAGGGGGGAGCCGTAGCCTGTCGGAAGCTGTAATAGGTTGCGAAGTTCTGTCATCAAAAATACTCCGCTTTGACAGGGCTGGAAGTCGCCTTGATGCTGGTCAGGCGGAATAGCTCTTCAATGCCGATTACCATATTCGTCGCAATCGATTGCTCTTTGCCAGCCGCTACAAAGTCTGTATCGCGCATTAACCCGCTGACAAACTGAGCCAAAGGCAAAGAAACTTCATCAGGGACTAAATCAACGTCCCACAATGCGATCCCGCGTTCCCGTAGGGTTGCGTGAGCGAGATCAATCATTTCCTCAACATCTGATGCATCCTCGGCAGACGCGGTTTCCCCCGCCGCCAATACACCCATGTTTTTCAGGATGAGATTGCGAATATCGACTTTTGTTTTGCTCATAAAATCCTCAAAAGAAATAGGCGAGGCCGAAGCCCCGCCCTAGTTTTACGAGTAGTTTTCGTCAACAAAGTAGAAGACGACCATGCTAAGCGTACCCGTGCCGCCTGTTGCAGCAGCAGCATTAAAGATCACTTGCAGGGTAGTTTCTGCCGTGAAGTGCTTGGGACCATCCGCCAACAAAACCCCTTGGAAGCCGAGATAAATCCCCGCCACAGGTTTCCAGTTGGTGATTGCGTCGCCGTTCTGCACACCGAAATTACCAAACCCATCGGTATCGGTTACTTCGTCGTCGTTGGCTTTCCAACCAATATCCAAATCGATTGTTTCCGTGGCGTCCGTATCGAGGTCATCCCCGTATAAATAACCACCAACCACAATCGCGTTAGCCGGCACTTTGCACATCTCAAAGATATCACCAGCTTCGACGTTAGCCGCGATCTCATAGGTGCCTGTGGCAACCATGAGCATTCCAGCAGGCCCGCCCGCTGCAACCGGAAAGGAAGCAGCGGCACGGGTGCTGGTTAAGGTTTCAGCCGCCATTATGCGTCTGCAACAGCCGCGAAGAAGCCCGTAACCATGCCGTGATCTTTAAGATCGTCGGTATCGCCCGAACCTGACCCGAAGGTCATTTTCTCGATTGCGCGAATTTCAGCACAGGCAACGCCATGCTTATCGCCATAATCGAATTCTTCAGTGACAGTTTTGGTACGCGATGCCCAACCCATTGCGACGGCTTGAGCGCCACAAAGGTAAGCCGGTGCAACCTGAATGCTGCCAGCGCCAACGGCACCAGTCACAGGGATATCAGGGATGTCTTTGATGATAACACCGTCCCACATCAAGTCACCACCACTGAACAGCGGGTTATTCTCGCCGCGTGCGCGTGCGTCACGGTTGGCGGTCTGCATGTCGCTGTTAGCAGCTAGATCACGGAACACAAGGCTGTTACAATAAAGCACATACCAGCGCTCGTCCTCCGTGGTGCGGATAGGCCGGATTTTCGGATCAGCAGTAAGCGCAATCCGTTTCATCAGGTTTACCGCGCCCGGCGTCAGCTTGTCAGCCGTGTTGTCGATGTTCGCCAAAGCTGCACTGTGGTCGCCTGGACCGCTGTCGTTGCCAACCAAGGCACCGAACAACACGCGGTCCACGTTATCGACCAGCCATGCGTCCTTTTGGGCTTCCGAAGCGGAACCATACGCCACACCGTTAATCGAACTCATTGCCGCAATGATATCGTCACGGGTCTTTTCCATGATCCAATCTTTGAGGGTCGAACGGGCTGCTTGACGCAGGCCAATGGAAGAAAATTGTTCTTCCAGGGTGGAAACACGTACTGCGTTCCGAATTTGATCAACAGTGACCTTGAAGGAGCGGCTATCAAGTGCTTCTTCATTGCCCTCAAGCGTCGAGGAACCAGTAACACCGGCACCAGAAAGCTTGTTAACGAGGGCATAAGTCAGGCTGTCGCCCGGTTTCTTGGTCAGGTCTTCTTTAACCTGGATGATGGAATTCTGAGATGTTCCCATCCCATGCTTGAAGCGGTTTTGCTCCAAGTATTCCTTGTAGAACTTAGCGTCCCACTGTTGGACCGTTAAGCCCGTTGCTGCTGATGTATCAGCCATTTGTTATCTCCATCTAAGGGAAAAGCGCGTCATCACGACGGGCCTTGTTTGCCTAGCCTATGTCCTTGAAAATGTCGTCTAAAGAAGCAGGACCGCCCCACTCAGGCCCACTACGGGCGGAGACAGAACGCTGGTCGGCTAGATGCGTAGGGATAGAAGAGCGGAGGTCTTTTTCAGCTTTGTCTGCGGAATTCTGTTCCGTCCGAAGTTCAGCCAGGATTTCAGCCTTGATCTTTTCGCGGTATGCCGCTGGATCATTCCCGATTTCCTGTTGCGCCATGATTTTCTGGCCTTCTCGGTAGGCATAACCAGCCGGGTCGGGTGCTTCACGTAAGCCCGCGATTAATGCGGGGTTATTCTGCGCTGCGTCAGCGAAAACGTCCTTCACCTGATCGTAGTCCTCATGGTCACGCCTTGCGATTACTTCCGTAATGTTAATGCGCTCATTCATCAGGATGTTGTTCAGGTTTTGTTGGTTCTGCCGTGCTTGTACAGACTGCGCTTGCTGCTGCCGGTAGGATGCAAATCCGTCCGGGTCTTCATAGGGGTCAGGTTCCGCAACTTGCGATTGCTGTTGGCGATATGCCGCTAGTTCACGCTCCGCTGCCTGTCTGCGTTCCCGTTCTCCATGTAAGGCGGTAATCGGTACTGTTGGACTATCCGCTTCTTTCTCAGGGACCGGCGACGCCTCTGGTTCTTTTTCGCCCGTTGCTTCCTGTGGTTCCTCTGGAGCCTGATGATCGCCAGCTTCCGCCGCTACAGGTTCTTGTTCAGTGGGTCCGCTAACTGGTTCTACAGCCGGCTCAGGTTCGCTTAGAAATGCGTCTAGTTCGTCAGTCATATTACTACCTCATCGCGCCCTTTAGATGCGTTGGCGACACGCTATAGCGCCCGATAACCCGGCGACGGCTGCGGCTTATGCCGCTAAATTTGATGAATTCCGGAATAATCCCGGAAAACATCCGGAACCGGAATTGATGCCGAAAAACGGCAGTTTTTAAGGGTTAGCAAATCCCGGAATAATTCCGGCTTAAATAGTACTCCAGGCGTCGTCACCCCAATCATCAAGGATGCCGCCAAGAACTACGGCACCACAACCGAGGCTAAAGAACTTGCACCGCCTGTATTGCCCGCCCGCCAAAAATGCGTCATCGGATAGGTGCACCGCCGTATCACTAAAATCGCGGTCAACTATCCGTTCGCCTGGGAGCGTTGTGTATGCGTATTTGAAGCTGGTCTTTACTGGTAAACTCATCTCACACCCGCTTGAGGTATCAACTCAGGCGGGTCTGCCGCCATCAGGACCGTTTCGAGGACAGTCTTGTTTGTGTCCGCTACGGTTTCTTGGTTGTCCACGCCGACCTTGTGAATATCAGCTTGGTGTTTCGCCGTCTTGGCCTGCATCTCTGCAATCTTGGCCTGTTTCTCAGCAAACTCTAGCTGGACGCCTTGTTCTGCGATCTGTTGTTGTTTCTGTTGTGCTTCCTGTTGCGCGGGGTCAGGCTGTGGTTTCATGGCTTCCAGAAGCTTGTCCTTGTCGCGCAGGTTAGGTGCAGCTTGAATAAGGACGTCAGGCGGGATAGGAACCGCGCCAGAGGTCGCAAGCTGCACTAGCTGTTCAAACTGCTCCATTTGGATCGTCACGCTGTCAGGGGCTTCCTGCACGATGATATCCACATCAATGTCGGCGGGTACGTTCTCCATGACCGGCTGACCGTATTGCGGATGCGCCTGTATCTGCGGTAGCATCTGCTGTATCTGCTCTTCCGGCATACCCTGTTGTTTGGCCATCTGCTCGCCAACGGTAACCTGACGGTTAAAGCCAATGAATTTCAGGTTGCGTTCGTCGTCCGTTACACGTATCCAGCGTTCCTCGGTCCAGAACTGGCGTATACGGTTCCAAATCGCCCTGTAGACCGCGTAATTGAACTGACGCAGCCGATCCAGCAGCGCACCCATCTCAACGAAGCCGCCTTGCTGTTGCGCGATGATAGCGCGTCCCGATTGCCCTTCAACGCCCTTGCCGCCCATCGAGGCGTTTGGTCCCATCAGGTCGATTTCGTTCTTGGCTTCCTGCAATAGCTGGAAATGCGCCTGGGCAAGGTTCTGACCGTCCCTGAACTCTGCTTTCATGCCGGGATTGACGGTAATCACGCCGTCCGGCTTGGCAAGTTCAGTGCGTAGCTTCTGCTCGTCCTGGGTTGCGCCGTCCTCGATAATGACCTGATTAACGCTAATCAGATGTAAAGCCTTGCTTCTGCGCTTGTTAATCTCGTCCTGTGGGCCGATCATCTCACGAACAGCGCCGTAACGATCATTGTCGCGATTAACGAAGGCGCTCACAAGGATCATCGGGTTTTCAGGCTCGTTATCCTCGTCAACGTAAGGTGATGGGCCGCTTGCCAGGATGCCGCCTTGTGTGAACTGTGCGAACTGCCATGCACCTCCGCGCTGGTAATATATCTCTACGACCTTGATGCGCTTGCGCTTCTCGTCAGCCCATAACAGATGCTTGGGCTTGTCGTCGTAGGTTTCGCCCTCATTAACGGACGCCATTGCCTGACCAAGAATGTCCTTTTTCTCAGGGTACTGCGCTTCTGCGTCTTCCTGGTCCATCCAGGTAATGAAATAGGTATAACGCGCATCCGAGAAGTCAGGCCGGTATGAGTGCGGGTCGTAACCAACACGATCCCAAGGCAGGTGCATGAGGGTGACTTCTTTGGTATCGCCCTTTAGCTTGGCACCGCATA